CGTCATCAAGCTTGTCAACCAAATTAACATTGGCGCTGCCTGTAGCAAACGAGAACATGTTCACGACGTTATTTTCGTCGTACTGTCTGAATGGTAGTATTCTGAGTCCCATTTTATTTTTTTGTTTTAGTATTGAACAGAAACGCTATCTTTGAACGCACCTTTGAACTTTTCAGCCCAAGTTTCCGCTTCCTCAGAGAGAGATTCGTTAGAGTTTGAAATTTCAGTGTTTGCTGCTTCAGCCTGTTCTAATGCTTCCTCGACAACTTCTTCAGTAGTTTCTTTAGTTACTTCTTCAGAGGTAACTTCAGAGGCCACGGAGGTTTGTCCGGATTCCATTTCGTTAAGCTTAGCTTCTAATGCAGCTTGCAATTTTTCTTGAAAAGCTTTTTCTTGCTCTTCCTTGTGTGCTTTATTCTTGTGCTTCCACACTTGATCAAAGCGACTTTTGTATTCAGCAAAAGCTTCTTCAGAGACGTCTAGCTGGTTTAATTCTTGAGCGATGATAGTTTTATCTTCGTCTTCGAGATCAAACGCAGAGTCGAGAGCTCCCATTCTTTCATTGAATGAAGCCTTTACAACTTCTTGAGCCTGAGCATCTTCTAAGTTTTGAACCTTGTCGGTAGCTTCTTTAAGCTGAGCCGAAAGATCTTTAACAGAAGCCTGAAGCTCTTCTTGCTGTTTTACCAATTCCTTCTCAGCGTTTTGAGCCTGCTCGAGTTCTGCTTGATACTGCTCATCCTTTTGCTTAATAGCGCTAGTGAATGTGTCAGTCATAGAAGCTACAGCTTCTTTGTCGAACTTATGCTGGTCCAATGCGGCCTTGAATTCTTGAATTATTTCTTGTGATTCCATGATAATATTTTTGTTATCTGATAAGTTTACCCATTTTTTATCGTTCTGGGAAATTTTTTTATTTTCTTTTATTAATAAAGGGGTTAAAAAGTTTTTATTAATTTCAATTTTTTCTACATTAGAATATGATTTAAGATCCTTTTTTTCTGTTTTAGTAACCACTCCCTTTACGTCGGCAGCAGGTGTCGCAGTGAAGCCGATTCCCAGAGGGTATACGTCTCCAATAACTAATCTATTTACTTTGGTTCCGTCTTTCATTTCTCCTGCGCCTCCTTGAGTGATAAGGTACTGAGACAATTCCTTCACTTGTGTTTCGTCAGAAATTAATTCAGCTTCGGTTAGGTCATCACTACCAAGAGCTATTACATATTCATTAAATCCCAATTCCCAGCTTGCGGAAACCATCTGATAATTTTCATGATCGGGATCGCTGCTATCATTAATTAAATTTGCAAAATCAGAATTCACTATTCTATATACTACAGCAGCCAAAGAAATATGAAATGGGGAATAAGTGCCTTTTAACTCTTCTTCAGGAATAAGCTCTGAGTTTTCTTGCCCATACGCAGATATACCTGCATTTACAATATGCCCAACGACCCTTGATCTGTCATGTTCTATATTGGTAGGCTTATGGATGAAGTAGTCCTTGATGGCTAGAGCGGTATTCGTTTCTATTCCATCTCCGTTATTATTAAATTTATTTGCTACAGCCGCATTAAATGCAACGCCAAGTAAATCAATATTCCTACCCAAATCAACCGCATCAGGAATTAAAGGCTGAAGGGGGTCCAAAGATGCAAGCGAAATATTATTTTCTTCCCCAACCTTAACTGAAGCCAATGAATTTTGACTAAAAACAGTAGTATATTTGAATGGAGAGCTACTTTTGTTATATGATTTCATGTGATTTGTTACACCAATTAAAAAGGATATTATTTTTTATTAAATTTTTTACTGTGATATAATAGTGCAGAAGAATACGTGTCTAATTGATGTTCTATAGAAATATTATTAATTTCAGCGATAGTTTCAAGAGAAATTATGTTTTTGGGATTTTTAATTATATCATCCGCCCTACGTGACCAAGTTTCTCTCTCTGAAGATGTTATTACAGACTCGCATAAGCGATCCAATAAATCTTTATGGTTTTTCGTAAACCTTTTTATTTTGTTCTCTTTCTTAAGCTTAGCCATTGTGGTTCGTCTAAATGCGTCTGTTTCTTTGACTATGTCTTGAATATAATCTACATTATAAAAATCTTTCTTGGCTTCAGTCTGCTTGGGTATGCCTGAAGTGCCCGTAGGTCTGCCGGCAGATTTTGGGGTTTGGTTATTATTTGGCTGCTCTGCGCCAGCCATCATAGGAACTCCGCCAACTAGAGGATTGTAATATCCTTTTTCTCTCTCTTCTACAAAAGCTTCTTGTGCAGGCTCAATTAATTTAGCATCAGGAAAGATTCCAGTTTTAATAACGTCGAGACCTTGTTGCGGGGTAAGCACCCCGATCTCCATAAGCCTCGTGGTCACCCTTTGTAATTGGGTCTCGTCTTTCACATTTACCTCCTCAAATCTTGCTACTGGAGCTTTCTTCATGCCTAGATTTTTACAAAGCTGATCGATCTCAGGCTGAAGGAACTGGTGGAGAAATGCGTTCCTAGACTCTTTCAATCTTTCTAGGAATATTTCTGCCTTTACAGCAGTGTTGGAGAATTTTTCTTGGCCGACAATAATATTTTGCAAGCCCTCTTTAATATCTTGATTAACAATTTCGTATTTTTCAGGACCGAGCACTTTATTGATTTCAGGAATCACAAACTGAGCTTTGGTAGTATAGTCACTAACAAGAACCCGACCAACACTTTCGTTTTGAAAAAGGCTTTGCATTGCAACTAAATTTTTAGGATTCACGCCCCCCTTATCAGGCTCTGCCCCCATAGTAATTAATAGGATTACATTCTCTATAGTTCGAGTAATAGCCTGATCAATCTTTTTCAATTCAAGCTTGAAATTGATATCGTCTAAAACTGGAAAACCGAATGGTATAGCAAATGGCTCATAATCTTGTTTCTTATAAAAGCAATATCTTAAATATTTTGGATCTAAATCTACCTTAATACCATCTCTGAGATATCCTCCGTTCTTGATTTTTTCCTTTGCTTCAGGAGAGAGGGCTTTGTATATCTCTACATCAGAATCGGTTTTAGGGTTCTTGAGTCTTTCGAGTTCGTATTCACTGAGAATTTTTTGATATAACGATGTGGAAAAAGATGAGCTATGTTTTCTTACAATATCATAAGGATTAATGATAATATACCTTAAGGGTAATTCGTTTTTAGATATAACCGAAAGCTTTTTCGAGAAATTTTTAAAGTCTCCAAGCTTAAACTTACCCTGTATTGTGTAAAGAAAAACATTGCCAGACCTATAATACTCCCTAAAGAATTGGTCTTTCAATGTCCAGAGATTGACTTTCTTAAACCAACTTTCTATAAAGTTTCTAGAAGCGGCCGTTCCTCCCTCCAGTACCAATTCTGCATTCGAGAATTCTGCCATAATATCTATAGCGTTTCTAAAAATAGAAACGTTCGCATAAGCTTTTTGGCATAACTCGATAGATTCCTGTATATGTATACCTCCCTTGCTGTAAGAATATGGAAGCATGCCTTTTCCAATATTATCGTAAGTCGCGCCTTTATCTGAATTTGTTGCTACATTCCTTCTGCGAGTTGTCGTGTTCGTGGCAGATGCCCCTCTTGAGGCCACAGACTGATAAAACCCTTCTCCAGCCAACTCAGGCATCCACGATGCTTGGCTTTCCATAAATGGCGAAGGTTGCGGATCTTGTTCAAATTTTTTCCAGTAGTCTGATTTTTTGGTATATTTTCGTTTGCTCATTAAATTTTATTACACGTGTTTTTATATAATAAAAGTATAAAGTCACTTTTAAAGTACTTTTTTACTTTATAAACATGGGCGTAAAATCTAGATAAGTCGGGCGAATGTCAACATTTTGGAAATCATAGTACAATTCAACCATCCAGTTCCCGAGGACAAGCGCGGAGTATGAGTCCTTTCTTGTTTTTTCGGGGCCACTTTGTCTCTTCAAGTTATCTGGAAGGTCGAATGTTTGAGTTCCTTGAGGCGAAGTTTTTATTTGAATTAGGGCGCACTCAGTTTTTGTAAGATTAATCATATCATACTGATGCTCAATAAAGTCAATTAGTTTTGCGGCGGATGTTTGTCCTTCTTCAGAGTTCCTGCTTAGAAACTTAAGTTTCTGGATAGGAATTTTCTTTCTGCGTTGGATTGCGTAATCTTCATCAATTGCTCTAGAGCCAAACCATATTCTTTTATGATCGAAGTTGGCCTGCAAAGACTCATTTGCGCGCCTAATCCAATCTGAGTTGGGCTTGCGGAGAAAACATATTTTCTTTGACTTTAAGTTATACTGCTTACGGGTTTCAGCTAATACAGATTGATAGTCACTTAGATCATCAAATTTTAAATCAACAACCCCAAACTCAACTTTATCTTTCTTAAATAGGCTGCTTTCATTTACTGCATTAATAAATTGCACACCACCCATATAGTCAGCAACGATAGATACAATATTAAATTTTTCTACCAAATATTTAAAATAAAATATGTGATCTTTGAGTCTTGTGCCTGCCATTGCATAGCTATGAACCAAGGTTCCTTGTCTCGACTTGTCATTTAATTTAATTACATGCATTGCAAAGTCGTCAGAGCTTTCACTTTCTGCCCAACTAGGGTCGATTGCAAGTATATATTTTGCATCAGCTTCCCCCGCAATCTCAACGCATTGCCCCTCTCCGTCAGGTATGGTACATTCAGCCATCTTTGAAGTCTTGAAGTATCCGCTACTATCATCTGTAAATACAGCATTAAATTCTCGATCAAATTGAGATTGACTCATTGTAGCTTTGGACTGATTAATAAGATTCAAATCATACAATTGCTTTGGAGCACAGTCATAACTAAAATGCATAATAGACCTACGGGCATTAGACCCATCGTTTTTATCTACATGATTAGTAATTAAGCCCTCGAAATTAGAATACAACTTATATAAATATTCAAATTTGTAACTAGCAGAAGAGAGCATGATTAATTTATTGTTTGGCCATCTATAGCGATCCTCCTCTTTCATTTTCCCTTGGGAAATTAAATTAGTCTCGAGATTATATAAATCTTCTCTTTGTGTCGGGTTTTCCACCACAGAAAGGAAGGGTACGATAACCTCATTATAAATTCTTTCAGGCATCAAAAGCATCTCATCGATAATGATTCTATGAAATCGAAAACCCCGTAGCTTGGAGCCGTCACCTAAGGGCAGCGCCCTAATTCTGCTTCTCCCGATTTCCATAAGCCACTCATCATTACTTTTACTTTTTTTTGTTATGCAGTTGGCTAGAAATTGAGCCTCAGGTTTAGAGGCGATATCTTCAATCTTTTTAAATATTTGCTTAGACTGCCTAAATGATGCAGCGAGAATCCCAATCTCCATGCCTTGATTTAAAATTGCGTCCAGAAATGCGTATATTCCTGTCGTAAAAGATTTCGACATTCCCCGACTCCAAATACCGAGAAAATAATCTGTTTCGAACATTGACTTAATCGCCATATGCTGAAAGGGAAATAGATCTACGCCAGCCAATAAACTAGTCGTAAATGTAATATTTTCTCTCAAAAACTTATAAAGCAATATCTTCGCTTCGCTTTCCTCAAGAAAGCCGCATTCAAGGAGTATCTTATTGATATCTTCTTTACTCGGATTTTGAGGTTGATTACCAGTTTCCCATGTCATTATGACTCTCCTTTATTGTTCATTGATTTATCTATATAATACTGCATATCGCAATCCCACAATTTATCTCCTAAAGTAACAATTTTTGGAATAATCTCTTCGGACTTTGATCTGCTACCGGAAAAAATAAATTGACATACTCCAGCGTATTCATGGGTGAGCACCCTCATATTATGCCAGACATATTTCAAGTTAGACTTATGAGAGGCAAAGTTGTTGTTTCTTTGGATTTTATCTATACTAGATTCAACCACGACAAACATATAACACCCAAAATCTCTTGTTCTATCTAGTTCTTTTTTGAATCTGTCAAAGCCCGTAGTCATCGTGGACTTAAAATCCTGTTCGCTTTTGCGGTCAACGTAGGTATATGCATAATCATCCCCAGCAGCAGTATAATCTCCGAAATCCAGTTTCATTGTAGATTCATTTTTAAATGATAAAGGTTTCTGTTCTCTAGTATCAATGAATATTTTTGTTTCCAAAAAATCATCTATGAAAAATTCTTTAGGAATCCTCTTTGTGAATATAGGGTGAACCCCAATCTCATCGCAAGCAGCAGAATAAGAGCCAAAGAGCATCTTAAAACTGTCTATCGGTGGTAAGTCAAGTATCTCTAGCTCTAAATGATTAGGGGCCTTCTTAAGGCCCTTCTCGATGACGCGGAGGCTTAACTGCTTAATGGCATATTGCTTGGCTCTTTCACCCTGCTTATTCTTTGCAAGCCATTGGATCATTTGCCATCTCGTGGAGAAATCATTATTAAAGTAATCTTTTTTGTTTTTAAAAGGCAAAGGTTCTCCGGTAAGTAGGTTATTCCTAGGGTAATACGCCGTATAATACTCCGCCATAGTTATTGAATGCGACTTTAAATGAATATGAAGACCTTTCTCTGAATCGAAAGACTTATCGCATATCTTACATACTATAGGGTTCGTGTCCATATAGTTAGGGCGTATTTTGTCCAATCCTTAGGAGGCAGGCCCTCATGAGTAGATTCGGTATTTAATTTTCCATTGACTACGTTCTTCCACATCAACAATTTTCCTGTTTTAGGCCGCACGATTGTAGAAAGTTTAGGAAACCTCGTCTCCCCACCCTCATCTCCTTGATTTAAATAGAATAAAAAGGTAAACCCTCTTTGCATTCTCGATAAAGGATTGGGCCCGGTGCGTTTTAAATAAACTTCAGGGAGAAAATCTTCATGCGGGCCGTAGAATTCTCCTGAAGAATACTCAAGAAACTGAGGAGTTTCTTGATACTTAATACCCCTGCTTGATATCTCTGAGCAATACTTTTGTAATTCTTCAAGAGCAGGATGCTTAGAGGAACAAATCCACGACAATTTATTTGTTCGAAGTTTAGTTTTTTTTCCCACAGTTCTAGCAGGCTTAAGCATAGATCTTCCAAGATTAATTATTTCACCACAAATAGCCTCAGGGATAACATCGTCACATGTAAAGATATTATCCTTCACAGAAGTGATTCTTTTAGGAGATATGTATTTATACCGCGTCATCTCTAGATAAACCAAGAATCCTAGCTTTCCAAGACTCCATAGATTCTAATCTATCAGCTTCTTCGTTAACTAATTTCTTTTGCATTTGCGCCATCTTTACCATGACCTCTCTTTCTTTTTCACTCTGGAAACTCTCCACAAGGGAGAGGATATTTGCATTTTGGCCCTGCTTACTCTCTATTCTTCTAGAACGGTCGCCATTCAATTTTTTAATCAAAGACTCCATTCTCTTTTCGCATTTATCATACTCTTCACTTTTTGTTTTTAGTAGTTCAGCGAGCCTAACAGTCATCTCCTGTTGAGAGTCTGCGTCATTAAACATGCGATTCAACTTTTCGATATTACGACTTATATTCCTAAGATTAATATAATCAATACAAACATTAATGTATAAATTAACTTCATCAGTTGTAAGATCGGGCTTTTCCCATGTAGCTCTCACGAACTCGGCCTCAAAAAGCTCTCTGTCTTCAGCCTCCCTATAATTGTTGATTGTATTTAAAAAACGCGGAGCGCATAGAAAATGTATGATTTTTTCCATAGATTTTTTTTCTATAGAAGAAAGCTCTTCATCAGAAAGAGTAAGGTTGAGGTATCTATTCACAAGGATAACAGCTTCCTCGAGATTAGAAGGCGGACAATATTTCTCCTTTGCCTTAGGTTTCTCTGATTGAGATATTAAAGTAGGGGCAACATCTGTCAAAAAGGACATTACAGCGCGTTGCTCCATAGATAATTTTTTAACCTCAACGTCAGGGAAAACTATTTGAGCAACTTGAAATGAGCTTAGTCCATCTTCAGCCAAGTCAAGGATTTCCTCTTTTTGATCATCCGTTAATGAGATAGGATCTTTCTTTTCTTTCTTTGTGGTATTAAAATTCAAGTCCTCCTCAATTAGAAAATCTTTAACTGCCCGGCCCTCTTTAGACCTACCGTCTAATGTTTCGTCTAGAAAGACAGCTTGGGTCAACTTGATTAAATCTGGAATTTTTTTATGGTTTGCTTTAAGGTAAGCTTGTTGCTCTTTATTTAACTTCATACTACATTATTATATCAGTTCGGTCAAGTATTTCTTCAGCTTTAGCTAAAAACATTTTTTTAAGATTCTTAATCTGCTTATAACCAGCCTTTCTCCCCTTCTCATTACTCTTGTAGCCCATAGTTTCGGCAACCTTTTCATCAGGAATATTTTCGATATATATTAACCTATATATCTTGTAGTGCTTTTCGCTTAACCTGCTTTCCATTTCTTTATGCAATTTTGTAGCACATCGAACTACATCAAATGAATCCTGTTGAATGCTGAAGACTTCTTGAGGGTGGTGGTCTAAAGCAAGCGGCATCTTTATATCATAAGCATTTTTTTTGGTTTTTTCCCATTTAGCATATAAGGGGCATTCTGAGCATTGCACGCCGCTTGGGGTAAAAGCACACATTCCGGAATGAGACTCGTCTGCTTCGGTTGATGAAGATTGAGCAAAAGGACAGCTTAAACATGGTCTGGCGAAATTGGTATAATGATTTCGAAAAATATTCTTAAGTTGATTGGATATAATTTTATTTACCCAAGGAGCCAATGATCTTTTCTGATCCCATTGATCCCATTTTTTATATATGTGGGCGCGGATTATTTGCTCTACATCGTCATAATCCATCCATGCCAGAGCGTGGAGATGCCATTTGTGCCTTCTCTTGCGAAGCTCGTTATCTATTACGTCTGAACGATCTTCGTATTTAAGTTTTTTTGGTCTACCCATTTAACTCAGTTGGCTTACCTTGAGGGCGGCATGATTGCATGCTTTCCTTGATAATTTCTTTTTTAGACTGAGTAGTGTTATTCTCATTCGGGGCCGATCGATTAATTCGTGGAGCTGGCGCAGAAGGGTTTTCAATCATATCCTTACCCTTGATTATACTTGGTAGCCCATAGTCTACATCGTACGACAAGTGGCGAATATCTGGAACAATTTCGATGTTAGTTTCATCTTCTTGTAGGGATTGAGTTCGGGAGACAGAAGACTTACTTGATATTTTTTTATCTTCTGCAAACATACTGCATCCGCAGCTTGAGCAAAATTTAGGCTTGGGGTATGAGTATTCAACTTTGGAGCCACAGCTAGTACAATAGACACTATTCATAATTAATTATACCCTTTTTTAACAATAAATCAAGTCTTTGAGAGATATCCTGCAATTATTTTAGACTGCATCCTCAATAAACCCATACCTTCTCCACAGACCTGTTTTTTATTTTTTACGAAATCCACGCCAAGAACACCTATGATTCTGCCATTTAATAATTTAATAGGAACACATCCGATAGACTCAACCCCTTGCTTTTTTAGCTTATCTTTTAGCGTAGAATCCTCTATATCACTAACTTTACTATAACAAAACCCATCGTTCTTAACTAAATCTTTAATAAAATAATTGTAATTCGAGACTCTATGATTTTGACTACTGGGCGCCTCACAACTAATGCCCTCTTCTACAATTTCATAAGTACAACTGAATTTCTGTTGTGAATTCCCACTGTAATAATGATCTCCATTATGGAACTGATGCACATAGCACCTGTCCGCCCCCAATTTTTCGAGAGTGTAAGATAATGCCGTATTGATATTGTCATTTCGATCTAAATCAAACGGCAAGGGATCTTTTCTCTGTCGGAGTTTGGTGGATATATACACCCCAAATATCGTGAATACTCCACCAATTAATGCGCATATTATTTCTATCATTAATAGAATTTTACACTAAATTATTTACTCTCTAATTTTCCAATGATAAATTTAAGCAACTCATCTCGCATGATGTCATGTTTTGTAAATCGAAAGCAGTGGATGCCTTTCAATTTACTATCGTCACCATTAAATAGATTATACATAGCACTAAATCCACTTTTACCATTTATATCACTTTGCATAAAATCACCACAAATAAACAATTTGGTATTTTTTCCTATACGAGTAATAAGAGTAGTTAACTCTTTAAATGTAAAGTTTTGCGCTTCGTCAGCGACAACTACTTTGTTGATCCAGTTCGCGCCCCTAATGAAGTTTATCGGCATTGCCTCGATTCTCTGTTCCATGAGCTCTTTCATAACTGTGGGAGAGGTGTTTTTTCTGGGCAGCATTTCATCTAACTTGTCTTGAAGTGGTCCCATGTAGGGGTTAAACTTCTCATCTATATTGCCGGGTAGTGCGCCAAGCCCCTTATCTGCACTTTCAATAATAGTTCTTATATACATTAAATCTAATTCATTATTATTACTTAAATGACGTAAAGCAGAATAAACTGCCATATATGTTTTTGAGCTTCCAGCTGGACCACAAACGAACATTATTCGAGTGTCCTCTCTTAAAGAAAGAGCTATAAACTCCTTTTGTTTCTTTGTTAGTCGTTTATTTTCAACTTCAAATTCAGCTGAACTTAATTGAGGAATATTAAACTCCTCTTCTTGTTTAACAGTTTTTTTGCGTGGCATCTATTTTTAGATTACACAGTGTAATATATTATGCATGAATAAATTTCAAATTTTTCAAAGATTATGTGACAGCTTAGGACCAAGGGATGCAGCGGCTTGGTTAGGAGAACCTCATAAAACATTAAAAGGAGCATATCCTGCAGATTATATTAAGGCTGATAATTTAAAACCTTTAATAAAAATAATAGAAAAAGAGTTTCCATGTTTGAAGAAGGGAAAATAAAGTTTTCTGATATAAAGACTTTTTTAGAAACTAATCCTGACGGAGTTGAATCATCCAGTGTTGCTGGATGGAGCGCGCCATTTAAGATGCCGAATGAACTTGATGCGTTTGGACAAGCCATAGGGTCTCTAAGAGGGGGATCAAGCTATACGCGATCAAGTTATAGTTTTTCTGAATTTAGAGGTATTACTAAAGCTGATTTGCCTGTTATAACTTCTGATTTAATTATTAATCAAACTATTACATCTTTTATATTTAATTTCTCTTATCAAATTGTAGCTTCTAATATGTCTGGAGATAAAAATCATCCTTTCTTGTATACTATAAATAATAATGCTTCAGTTGGATCTTTAACTGTTAGTAATACTGGATTGATTAGTGGAGTAATTGATGTGAGTTCTAAAACAATAGTCAACAATAGCCTAACTTTATCCTTTAATGCTATAGCCGCCAACTATGCAGGAGCTTCTGTTCAGCCAATTACTTTAAATTTAACCGTATCCCTACCAAACGAAAAACCAGAGATAGAAATAATAGGACTTAATCCTAAATATTTAATCACTGGAGATACCTACAATGATGAAGGCGCCACAGCTTTTGACCCAGAAGACGGATCATTAACTAGTAGCATAGTAACCACCAACCCAGTCAACACAGCCGTCGCCGGAACTTATCAAGTAAAATACAATGTTCAAGATTCTCAAGGACTCGCTGCAGATGAAAAAATAAGAACAGTGATAGTAAATCTGCCAGCAAACGACCCACCAGTTATTACGCGAACTGGCCCAGCTTCTGTTACAATTGTTCAAAACACAACATATACCGATCAGGGCGCAACAGCTTCCGATGCACAAGACGGAAATATAACTTCAAGAATAGTCACTGTAAATCCTGTAAATACTTCAGTACCAGCTACTTATAGAATAACTTATAACGTAACCGATCTAGGTGGACTGTCCGCAGATCAAGTAACAAGGATTGTTGTTGTAGAGCCTGAGCCGAACACTCCACCGACAATAACCTTAACAGGAAGCGCAGCAGTTTCTGTGAATGCAGGATCAACTTATACCGACCAAGGAGCAACAGCAACAGACGCACAAGATGGCAATCTCACAAGTCAGATTGTTGTAACTACTTCTGAGGGAGGCACTAGTGCAAATATATCAACCACAAATCCCAGAGCACTTACTATAACATATACCGTGACAGATTCGGGAGGAATGAGCGCAAGCACAAGTCGACAAGTTACAATTGTAAATACACCGCCAGTTATTACATTGATTGGAGATCCAGTTGTTAATATTGGACCCCCGCCTACCCCAACATCAACTCTCCCGGAGGATTTTATCACAGCTCAACAAGATTGTGATCCTACTGCGAACTTAGATGGATACCTATATGATGAAAACCATTACGTGATTAGATATGCAGCGGTTCAACGTTCTGGGCAATTTACTGCCCGCGGTCAGGTTTATGAGTTTTATTGTTATGGTTCTGCCAGCTCGTTTGTAACAAATGCCCCGAATTTTACCCCATTTTATACACTTCAAGCTAAGACATTAAGTTTATTTAACACATCAATCTGTGTTGGATGGGCCTCTTGGCAATATTCGGCTCAGGCTGGAGGGCAGGAAATGGCAGCATTTGGGCTTGTATATGACGGGACGAGGAATTCTATTTTACTACATACTCTCGACACCCCGTATATAGCCTCTAATGTTAATGTTTTGGCCTCCTCCCAGAATTATAGACAATACATACATCCCCAGAATTGTTCAACATCAGATAGTCTAGATCGTTATGACACGAATTCAGCTGCATCTGGTGGTCGAGGAGTCATCATTGAGAATAACGGAGGACTAACCTCACATATAGAAGCATTGCAGGTCACTGCTGGTACTGATCTAGAACAAATTAGCATTTACCCAATCAAGAAAGTATGACAGATTACTATCAAGATCCCGGAGCAACCGCAAGTGATGCCGAAGATGGCGACATCACTAACAAAATTGAAAAAACTATAACAAAAACCACGACGTTTAAAGGTTCAACCCTTGAGGCGCCCGTAGATAATATACCATTGGATTCAGAAGGCTCATATACAATTAATTACAGCGTTACGGATAGTGCAGGGGTTTCAGGTTATGCATCAAGGCGGGTAGAGGTGGCGCAAAAAAAGCTCTTATCTGCCTCAACTTGTGGCACTGTTGAGGCTGACTATGCATTTGATGCGAATCATTTTATTCGCCTTGATTATGACCCTCAAATAGCCACATCCTTGGGGCAGGGCCCTTACAACACTCCTTCTTGGTTAGACTATCTGGGTAACGATTCTGCATTCCCATTTGTTGATGATTCAGTCCTTACTCTTTCGTCTCAAGGTGGCCAACCAAATGTGAGTGCCATCAATTATTTAAATCCGTCATTTGGCACATTTATTCCCGATGATATTCATCCGATTTTTTTCCAGCAGAGTATTGAACTTTATCCAAGCGGAATAGCCGTCTACCATAGAAAGCACACATGGTATCACAACTTTTCGCAAATAGTTATAGGCAACTGGAGTGGTGGAGGGATTAATGGGGATAAGCCCATACAGGTTACATTCACAAATTCAAGACCTCCGCAAAAAACTGAAGAGATTATCCTAGAGACTGGGTTCAATTTTAACTACGCAGTTGTTGCAGACCCGTGGGGAGATGGTAATACATTTGTCCTTTCTGGTCAACCGCATGTCATGGACTTAAAGCAAGGTGCAAGTTTGGGTCTTGATTTCGGACAGGAAGTGACACTATGTTTTACTGCCCCAACGCAAGACCATGTTTGGACTAAAATATCCGGCAATGGTCAAAATCTTCTATACCCTGACCCTCAGGATACCACGCAACCAAATCCTAATGGATGGGGCGGTGGACATGTGCAACCCGGTCTTCTTGACGGAACCTCATCCAGCACAGTAACAAAAACTTTGGTACAAGGAGAAGGCTTAACAATGGAGAGGCCTGAGATGAAAGCTAACTACATATGGAGTATGACGAAGGTGGCGAAACCAACGCCAATTGATTGGAGCGGGTTTGGCTCCGGTGCGGTCTTTTTCCTCTCTGGTCAACTTGTTTAATTTATGAAATCTTACTTTAGTGAACATTCGATTAAGGTATCCAAAGATGGTATAAATAACCATCGCTCTTTACTCGGATACAAAATTGCTGATTTTGGCTCAGATATTGAGCAGCGCATAAAAGATGAATACCCCGAGGATATTTTAGAGTTATACAAAAAACTTCACGAATCCTGTAGGTCAGTCTTCTTTGGCTTAGATAATCAAAATGAGTGTAAAAAAATTTATTTTGAATCAAACTCTTTTCTACATAAAGCAGTTGTGGTTAAAGGTAATGAGAGGAGGTATAAGATATATCTCCAAGGACCGGACGCGGAAGGAATACATTCTTATGAATCATGGGAGACGGACTCTAGCTTTGAGGTAAAAATTAAGCAACTTGCTACATCACGGGCGGTTTTTTCTAAGATTCGCGAAATGGAAGAATTTTTATTAAGGGTTTGCAATAATTATAACCCCTCTTGCCTTAATGATCTTAAGGATTTCTTGGAAAAGGAAAGCGAGTCACAACTTACATGGTTTTCTACAAATCCAGAAAATTTAGAATTTACTATATATTATGCCTAGTAAAACAAAATTAATCAATCTTAAAATCTCCGTACTCTTCTTCTGTCATTCGGACAGTAATTAATTGGCCATTGTCTAAATCTATTACGGCAAATATTGCTCCATCATCTTCGCCGCCAATTTCTTCATATTCATTTATGATTGTTCCTTGTATATCTCCTTGCTCTGTTGTAACTATGCATTTTTTATTATTTTTCATAATTTTTAATCCAATCTAAAACAGTCATATAATTTAATTCGTCTTTTTTCTTTTTAAATTCGCAAGAAAATACATATCTTGTTTTATTAAAGTTTATTACACAATGATCTATTTGAGTGTTAAATAGATAAAAAGTATTTGGCTCGTATTTAAGTTCTTTTATTTTTTCGACTTGGTATTTTGATGGTCGAGTTTTAAATAATGTATGGCCGTGATCACACTCCAGCACCATATTCACGGACACTCCGCGATAATCATCCTTGTGCCAATCATAAACACTATCTTTTTCGATAGAAATAACTCCAGCTTTCTCAAT